GCAATAGTTCTATCTAAAACCCAGGTCTTAGAAACATTTCCGTATGCACCTTGCTCTACTATAGGGTAGTATATATCTGCCTGCATTGGGAACATAAAATCTGTAACTTCGCAGATTACATTCATTATAGTACTCCGAATCTAGTTATTGTTTGGACATACTTACCAAGTATCTTGTCAACAATAATATTTCCCGTTCCCTCTAGCATCTTCTTGTCGAACTGAATTTTGAACTGGTCAGTGTTGTACGATGTGATATACCTCTTGTAATACTCCATCTTTCCACACTTAATATCTTCGATCAGTAGCTTGGTTGCATACTCTATCTCTGGTGGTATAGCCTTGTACCCCGCATCCAGAATGAAGGTGTAGTCAAAGTCTCTTTGAAATGCTGGAGAGCCAGGGCTTGCAAAGCCAAGATCTCCATTTGATGCTGGTAGTGCAATTGGGGCAGACTGATAGCGATTAATTCTATCGGTATACACCTTGTAGATTGCCGAATTGTCTAGCGTCACAGCGTAGGCATCATACCAGACTCTTTCTACAGTTCCAACCGATTCCTCAGTTGCAAGCGAGTAATCGCTTATGGTTTTAGAAATTCTAAATGAATACTCATCAATAATTTCAGATATTCTAAATGGGCTGTTGAGCTCGGCAAAGTCTTGCGAGAATCCAGCCAACTCAACTAGATTGCCCACTGAGTAACCGTGCTTTACGGTTGTGGTAAGTCCCACACCGTCATTTACGTCTTGCAGTACATCGTAGAATGAGGCTACGCTTATTGCGGTGTCTTCGCTATTGTAGACCATTACATTGTTCTCGTAAACCCTTAGAACTTTGTTTGTGTCGTGCCAAAGCGGATAGTAGTCTGTGTTATTTCCCACACCCTGAACTACTAGCTTATGATTATAAAAACCATCACTAGTAAACTCATCAATGATTGCCCTCGCAACAATCTCAAGCATTTTGTACTCTGCAATTTCTGAAGCTATTGTGCCAAGGCTATTTGGGTCTACATATGGTCTGTAAACATTTAGGTTGCTGTCTACTACAGCTAGATTTGTTGTATCGTATATTCTAATAGCAAAGTCTCTGTCAAACTGGATCTTTGACTGAGGCAGCTCATATACGATTTGAGCAGACGAGTTAGATGTAACATCGACTGTTTCTATCGAGTGGTCCACCAGATCCTCTAGCTCAATGACATAGTTGGTGTCAGCATCTGGGACATCCCAGGTAGTTACTAGCGGATATGGTGGAACCCTCAATATTTCCATTTGATTATAGAGCCTTTATCTCGTCTTCAGTTGCTTCTCGAACGTATTCAAGTGTTAGCCACTGGTCTGCTTCCTCTCTCGAAACAATGTGGTAGCCTCTAGAGAGACGTCCAACGCCCTCCCAGTATGCATTCTTTGTTGAGAACACTGCTACCTTTTCTGAGCTTAGCTTTGGTGTTGCCTTTGGCTTTGGCTCCTCTTTCTTAGGAGCTGTAGGCTTTGATGCAGCAGGCTTAGCTTCTGGGGCTGGAGCCTCTTCCAGCTTTTCCTCTACAGCAGCATCCTCTACTGGACGAGCAAATTCTGTTCCATCCTGAACGATACCATCGCCATCCCCATCCCTTGCGTCTGGGTTAAAACCTTCTGGCAGGTCTGTTGCTGGACGCTCAAACTTTGTTCCGTCCTGGACCACGCCGTCTCCATCGCCATCTGTGGCTTCTGGGTTAAATACTTCTCTTGCCATAATATTCCTCCTGAATCAATTATAACAGATTACTAAAAAAGGGGCAGGAGCTGAGTAGCCCCTGCCCCCTTAAGGTTTAGTTTAGATTTAGCTATCTGCAGCTGCGTCAGCAAATGCGATTGCGTCCTCTTCCTCCCACTGAATACCGAAACGTACGAATACGGTGTACTCAATGGTGTCCTTCTTTGCCTTGTACTCACGGTTTACAGTGATGTCTCTCTGGAAACCCCAAATGCGGTTAGCTGGGAAGGTTAGGTCTACGTAGCCAGTTGGGTAGTAAGGAACTTCCTGTACATCGACACCAAGAACACGAGTAGTACGTGCTCCACCGAATGTCTGCCCCATACCGTCTAGGTAGTCTTGACGGTTAGCCTGAGTTGAACCTGGGGTCATTCCTGCGAATGCCTCAGCAACAGCGTCAGCTAGTGTACCGTTGTGCTTAACGATTCCCTGGAATGCGTCAGTACCAGCGTAGAACTTAAGATTGTTCTTAAGTGCACGGTACTTGCGTGGCAATGCCAGGATGATCTGCTGCATAACGTCTGGAGTCCATGCATTGTCAGCTACAGTAACTACAGCCTCGTGTGCGTCTCCAGTGGTTGCCTTGTTGACAAATCCGTCCATGATGGACAAGAAGTTGCCAGTAGCACCGTCACCGTTAATAGCTAGATCCTCGATGTCATTCGCAAAAGCGTTTGTCATCAATCGTACTAGGTGGTCCTCAAGTGCGGCACCTTCGATGCCATCCTCAAGGGACTCTGATGAGACTTCCCAGTCTAGACGGATCTTCTTTGTAGTAAGCTCCACCTTGCTGAATGTCGCACCTGCGTTGGTGTAGTCACCGACAGCCTGTGCGGCTGCACGAATAACACGCTCTCCAACATTAACCTTCTCGAGCTCCATGGTGTTTGCACGCATGGTAACACGACGGCCATCCTTGGCGAGAACAGTAGCATCCCAAACATAGTCAATAAAACGACGTGCCTGCTCTGGGCGTAGGATACCGCTGCCATCTGTACCAGATGGGTTTACGGCATTAGGTCCTGTTGTTAGACCATATTCTGCGTTAGGGATGTTGTTTAGGACACCACCTGTTGCATAGTTACCAGGAACATTCTCAGCTGTATCGCTGCCAGATGCCATTGCACCCTGACCTTGATATAGACCTGGAGCAGTACCACCTAGTTCGCCAGTTTCACCTGGCTGGTTTTTGATAATCTCTTCCGACATATTGTCACCTCCTAAGTGATTTTTGTTGTCTTAATTAAATAAGTCGGCAGTTTTGAGGAAACGTCCGCCCCATAGGGATTTCTGAACCTGTTCTGGTTCAGATTCCTGTACGATCTCGCCTAGATCGCCAGATTTACGGAAAGCGGTGTCTGCCTCTACGGCTTCAAACCTCTTTCCAAATTCATTAAAGTCACTCTTAGCAGATACGAGATCTTCCTTTACGGACTTGATATCGCTGGCGTTGCCATCAATTGACTTCTTTAGTTCAGCAATCTCGTCATTTAATGACTTTACGACTGCTGTTAGGTCGCTAAAGGCTGATGCAATACCGTCTTTTAGGTCAGTTACGACTGCGGTTACATCATCTGATTTTGATACCTCTTCAGTTGCATCTACAGAGTCGGACTTCTCGTCGTAAGACTTGTCCTCTTCCTTCATGTCTTCTGACTTCTCTTCAGTTTCAGCATCGTCTGCCTTCTCTTCCATCTCGTCTTCGTCCATGTCGTCTGTCTTTGCAACGTCTGCGTCGTCTGCCTTTTCAACAGCCTCAGCTACGGCGTCTGCCTCTGGAGCGACCTGTGCTTCTGCAACTACGTCGTCAGACTTCTCGACGATCTCTTCATTAGTTGTTTCGTTCATAGGATCTTCCTCCTTTGTCATCTTAGCAAGATTCATGCCTTTAGCACTATCAACTAAGAACTTTATCATTTCTATTTTTTCGTCATCATTTTTTTCAACGAAACCTATGTTCTTCATTTGATCTCCAGATGAAGGGCTAACTGCTGAGTCTTCCTCAGAAAGCAGTACTAGGCCAGTCTGGTCATCCCAGAACACATTCTCTAGTGTAGTTTCGTCTCCCTTGACGACATCTACACCGTCTACCTTTTCGATAGACATGATGTTTGCAAACTGATTAGCTGGAGTGTCTACTAGAGAAAGCTCTACTAAGTCGTATTCTTTGATAACACGAACTGACTTGTCCATCTTCTCGTCATAGGCGTCGTCCCACTTGTTCATTCTACCGCCAATAGAAAAGCCCTGGAGAGTTCCATCCATAACCTTTTCCCATGTGTCCTGTGCACCCTTTGAAACGTATGCAGAAACATAAACTCCTGCATAAAACTTCTTGGTGTCTGGATCAAAGTACTTGTCTTCTTTGAATGAAACCATCTTTCCGACGGCTAGTGGCTGGTGCATTTCTCGAATGTTACCACGGAACTTAGCAAAAGCCTTCATGCTTGCATCTGCAGTGACGATGTCATCCTGCTTATCTACGTTATCGAGTGTAGCAAATCCTGAGACGATACGCCTCTCTTTGTCAACCTTACTGAACGGCATTGAGAGACGGAGGTTGTCCCCGTCTGAACTCCATTGTGCCTTAGATATAGTCATACTACCCTAATTATAGCGTACTTTTTATAAAAGTTACAGAAATGTAACATTTTATTCTGAAGCCGCTCCCTCTCCTTGTGCATTCCTACCATCTATTGTACCAGATGAATCGGATTGCGTGTTCGATCTTTGAGTATCTCTTTCACGATTGCCCGCTAAATTAGCACGGGCATCTGTAGATTGACGGGCAGACATTTCAAAAGGTTCGTCTCCGTCTGGCCTTTGGGGCAAACCAAGTGCGTCACGTGCTTCGTTTGGCACCATGATTTGTGTCTTTACGTAACGCTCTAAAATCTGAGACTGTGCAATCTCGTCGGTCAGAGTTAGCTCGTTAAATACAAAGTCTAGAATGTCTGTCTTCTCGTGGACAATCTTATTAATCATCTTCTCGATATTGGTTTGTGCTGGTCTAGCTACCTGCTCTTTAAAGGTCCTGTCCTGAGCCAAAGCTGCAGCAATAGAGGATGAGTCTCCTCCACCAATCTTAGACAATGGCACCTGATGTGCAACTAAGATGTCTTCTCTATTACGAAGCCTATACTCATTGAATGAAGCTTCTTGAACACCGTTCTCAATTGGCTTCATATCAAACTCTACCTTGTTTGTATCAGAGTCTCCAGGCAGCGGTATATAAAGAGTTCTGTGTGACTGCCCCTTTAGGCTAGTCTGTAAGAATCTAAACATCTTGTCTTCTGCATCAGAGGATAGCTTGGCACCCTTTAGAGTTACGACGTATCTTGGAACAGCCTTGTTGGCAAAGTAATCGATGTTGTACTGGCTTGCTAGCTGGTCTCCATGTAGAGATGAGATAGCTGCCATTATATCTGGTACCCCGTAAAATGTATTTAGCGGAGAATATTCTTTATAGTGTAGAATCTCGTTTGGTCTAGGATCTCCTGTAAGCGGGTTTGCATTCTTTGCCCCAAAATTACGGAAGTATATAACCTTCTGACCAATAATCTGGACAAAGCCATCACGTAGCCTGCGTACACGCATTGTGGTGGATGGGATGTGTCCTACATATCCAATCTCTCCGTTAGTCTTTCTTCCAATTTCAAGGTAGCCATTTCCAGTAGCCTGAACGTCTGTATAAAACTTCATCATTGTGTGAGTAAACGAGTCATCCTTGTTTAGGTTTTCAAGCCAGTCTGTTAGCTCAACCTTGGCTCGCTCAATTCTTTTACGAGCACGTGTGGTGGCATCTGGATTCTCTGTTGATTCTAGCTTAAGCAATGTCCTCTTAGACATCTCAAAGTCAAAGCCGAGGCCGACAATGTTTTCTACCTTGGCGTCGATGGCTGCGTGGTTAGCAAATGATGTGTCGTAGTAGTTTGCTAGCTCATACAAGTTCCATGGTGGTGTGATCACATCAAAGATTCCGTATCCATTTCTGAATACGTTACCTGGGTTAATCTGCTTTGATGCTGCACCTTCTCCAACAGAGATTGCTCTGGCTGCCCCAGCGTACTGGGCAGTGGTCAGGTCTACGTTTGTTGGCTGTGCCGTATCGTATGCCTTTGAGAAGTTTCTGTCTTCTCTACGCTTAAAGTTTTTCTCGATGCCAGATAGAGTTTTTAGGTGATCCCATGTCTTGTTGAATGGATCTTTGGCCTTAAACAGGTCCTCTTCTTGCTCCAGCTCTGGTAGGCTTGCACCTACAATATATTCGCTCATTCTTCTTCCCCGTAAACTTCTAGTGTCTTCTTGGCTGCTATTACTGCACCAAGATCATTCATGCTTGGTATCAGGCCCTGGTTTAGCCTGTCCATTTGCTCGGAGTGCTCTTCGTCTGTTATTCTGGCTGCACCTGGGAAAAATATTGGTTGGCCATCTGCCTCGCCGTAGTGAGCTGCTGCATCCCTTAGCTTCTGTATTTGATTCTCATCGTCTTTATTGGCAGGAACGTTTAGAACGTTTCCCTGTCCATCTGTGAACCACTTACCATTTGACTTTTTCCAAACATAAGTTCCCCACGCATAACCAGTTTTTTCAACTAGTGTTACCTTGGCCTTACCAAGGGCTTCTTCAAATTTGTCTTTCATAACCACTAGTATACCATACTAAACTGGTGTTACGACTGAAGAATCCCATTTTACGTCTTTATATACAGAATATTTGTAAGAATTAAACTGAAGAGTCTTATCTGATGTTACTAATATCCTATTTGTTCCAGAATACTCTCTAAATATTGTAGAGGGATCTACTATATAGGCTCCTTCAACAGAAATATATAGAATATCCTGCCATAGCAATTGTGTGGGTGTAGTTAGATCTTCCCAAAAGTTTGCCAAATCTGATAGCTGATTCCACTTTCTAAAGATAACGCTCAGGGATGTTTGAGTGGATGGTAGCTGATAGTAAGATATGTTGTTAAATAGTGCTGGGCCAGTTAGCCTGATTGCACCAAGCTCTCCCTCAAACAGTAAGGAATCTGAAAACTGAATACCGATAATAGACCAGGAATCCATCTCTAGGAA